TAGTGTTCCGGCTGACATTGTGCTTCGCCATATGTACCCTATATCATGGGTACTCCTCTCGAAGCCATGCATTTCGACTTTCATTTTGTTTCCACTTCCTAGGCGTTCGCCTCCATAATGTAACTTGGTTCATC